ACACCTGTAATAGCTGAATCACAAATAGCTGTAAATGTATCAAATGAAAATACAACATTTCCTGCCTATTCCGGAGGAAATGTATTTGGTGGATTTTTAGCAAGTAGTGGTTCTATTTCGGTAAAAGTGGGTAGTGAAGATATCGCATATGCATCTACGATTGCAAACAATAGATTTAGTGCAAGTATATCATCTTCTACAAATGTAACCGGAGTATTAACAAATAACAATTATTCAATTACCGCATTATCAGCTGATAGTGGTAGTTTGAATTTGAAAGTAACATATAGAGATGGTAGAGGTAGTGATAGTACATTTACAAAATTAGTAACTTATTCGAAAGCAAAGGCTGGTGCACCTAATGTATTAGTAGCTGTATCCCCTTCGGCACAATCAATTGCTGCAAATTCAAGAACAAGTGGTTCAGCCACCCCAGCTTCAGTAACTGTAACTGCATTAGAAGCTGGTACAAGCAGATTTACATCAATAGGAACTCCTGTTTACACCAATGGATTAGCAGGTGATGTTTCATCTAATACAATAACATTTACATCCACCGCATCATCCATAGCAGGTTCTACTGCACAGGTAACAATACCTGTAAACTATACGGATAGTGAGGGAGTTACGGGAACAAAAAATGTTGTAGCTACTGTTTCCAAAGCATTAGCATCCGCACCATCGACTATTGTTTCTATTGAAAAAGATGGACAAACTATTACGAGAAGTAAAACTGGAACATATGGTACTCCATCTTCATTCAGAATAAATGTTTTAGAAGGGGCAAACTCATCATCTTATGATAATACTGAGCCATTTGCGTCGTCCACTTTTAGAATTACAAATGTAACAAATGGTACATTAAACGCTACCGATTTAGATAAATATGCAACAATAACACCATCTACACCATCATCCACTTCGGGATTAGTTGTAAGTATTACGGGGTCATATGTAGATTCTGAAGGAAGTACTACTACATTTTTAAAAACACATAATGTAAATGTTGCAACCGATGGAAGTGATGGTGCTACGGGTGCATCTGGACCTGGTATTGTTTTTAGAGGTCCTTGGAGTTCTACAATAACTTATTTTGATACCGATGATTCCCCTGGCCGTAGAGATGCGGTATTATATAGTGGAACTTATTATGCAACAAAAACAAATGCAACCACAAACTTAAATAAACAACCAAATATTGAAACTACATTTTGGGAATCATTGGGAACTGATAGTTTCTTTGTAGCAGCTAAAATTATCATATCTGAAAATTCATTTGTACAAGAAACTTTAAATGTAGGTACAAATTCTTCCGGTAATGCAAATATAACATTAAGAGGTGGTACTGATAAACCATATATTTCAATAGCACAAGCAGTACAAGAATTTGGTACAAATGGAATTTATTTAGGTATAACCGGTTCAGTTGGCAATGCAGTTGTTAGTTTCCAAAGTGGTAGTAATTATTTCAAATATAATTCATCTGCAGCTGGTACTATTACTGACCCCGTAATTAGTGTTGGTGGAAATATAGCAGCAACTTATATAACAGCAACTTCGGGAGCAATTGGTGGTTTTACAATTGGAAGTAATACAATGACTGCCGGTAATTTATTATTAGATGCAGGTAATAATAGAATTTTAATTGGTAGTAATAATAATTTAGTTGCAATGAGTCCAACTGATGGATTTTATGCCGGAAGCGCGACTCCTACATTGGCTAATTTTAGAGTAAAAACTGATGGTATTATGACCGCAGTTGGAGCTAGTATAACAGGTACAATCACCGCCACCGGTGGTAACATTGGAGGTTGGGAAATTGGAGATGGTAGAATATTTAAAAGTAAAATTGAATTAAAAGCTACTTCTACGCAAGAATATATAAATGTCCAAGGTTCAACCGAAGCTGGTTCAGCGGGTAACTATGTTAGAATTACACCAGATAGTTTGTCTAGTTTAACATTATCGGGAGCAGGAGATGGGGTCGCATCTACTGCCGCAGGTACTTCATTTACTAATTTAGGTACGGGTACTACATTAACCACATATTATGTTGGTAATAGTGGAGCAAGTACAACTTTAAGTACAGATGCTGGAAGTGTTAGTAATAGTACTAATAATGGAGCCGCTTATACTGGCACTGTATCTGTAAGATATAAATTAGCAGCTACATTTTCAGCTCAAAAACCTATTATGGGTGAAGGGAGTATTTTTGATAGGCCGACATTCCCATCTGCCCAAGCCGCGTATCAGGCATCTCAAGATAATCTAATTGGAATTAGTCCAACTATAAATGGAGCTAAACTACAATGGAATCAAGCGGTAAATGGAGTATTAGGGTATAATGATTCCGAATATTTCGTATTGAATGCAGTGGAGGGTACTCAAGTGACTGTTGCGATAGTATATGGAGATTATAACGGTACAGAAACAATTTCATCTACTTTATATTATAATAATACAGCAATTGGTACTAATACTAAAACTTTAACTCTTACAGGAGCAAACACTGAAGTAAGTGAAATTGTTAGTATGGCGGGTTCATTTACTCAAGTAAATGGTGCAGACTTTAAAGTTACTTCAACAAGAACAAATGGAGGTTTTAATATATATAGGATAGCTATAACATGGGAATTAGGAAAATGGTTCGAACCTGATTTTAATAAACCATTTTATAGTTGGTTTCCAGCAGAAGATACGGGTGGATTTGAATTTGCATCTGAAACAACAGCATATGTAGCACCTACTGCATTAGCTGCAGGTTCATTGAGTAGATTCTTAGAAATTACACCATCTGGATTACAAGCTGTATTTAATTCCGCAAAAAATTACTTTAGAGTGGATTATGTTGGTGGAAACGACCCATCTACTTCAAATTTTAATATAAATTCAGCAGGATATTGGAAACATACTGGAGAAATGCATTCAACTGGTGATATCATAGGCTTTACAACCGCAGGTGCATCAGATGAAAGATTAAAAGATACTATTGAAAATATAACTGAAGAGGATTATTTGAAATTGAAAGAATTAGTTCCTGTAACTTATTCTTGGAAAAGTGATAATGAAAAAGAAAAACATTATGGCTTAATAGCTCAGCAAGTCGATAAGGTATTTCCAGAATTAACTCGTAAGAAATTATTTGGAGAATATATGACGATTAATTATATTGGATTAATACCTATATTAGTTGGTATGATACAAAAGCAAAATAGTAGAATATCAGAATTAGAAAGAAGATTAAATAGTTCCAAATAATGGCTTCAAACATTAAATTAAAAAATTTAGCCAGAAGTGCAGGTAAAACAGTTGATGCAAGTGGAAATCCAATAGCAGCAGCTTCCGGTTCTGATATGGCTAATATTTTTTTAACAGGCGATGTAAATCAAACTGTTTATAGACATGTTCCTGATACCATTGGTTCTATTAGTGGAACAAGCCCAAGACCAATTGGAGACCAATATCAATTTTACGAATTCGATGGTGTGGTTCCTGGCATTGCTTTTACATCAATAAGTACTATATCAGATAATACCAATGTAAATATAGGTAGACAGATAACTTTTACATTTACTACAACTGGGGTGATATCTACAAATTATAATGTTAAATTATATGGATATGATGCTAATCAACAAAATGAAGTTCTTTTAGACACTTATGGTGGGTATGGTGACAATGTAACAAATGAATCAAAAACATTTACGGGAACATTATTTCCAAATCAAATAAATTTCTTTAAATTATTATTAACAACCACAAGCGGACCTACTAGATTTGGAGAAGATATTACATCAATTTATATCTATCCAATAGATTTAACAATATCATCGGTAGTAACATCGCCAATATTTACAGGCGCAGGTACTCACAACTACACAACAGGTTCAGTTGGATTTACTGTTAATGTTAATGGCGGAGTTCCTCCATATTATTATAATTTTAATGGAGCAGGATTTGGAGTTGCCGATGCAAATACTGCTACTTTTAATAATTCTACAACTACTACGGATGATGCATATGATATTGTAGTTAAAGATTCACATACACCAACATTTGATACAGCTACAACTAGAGCAACAACATTCAGACCTCCAATTAGAGTTTCTTCTATTTCTACAAATTCTTCACCAGAACCATATGTTGATTATACAATAACACCAACTATTGCAAATAATACGGATGGCCTTCCATTAGTGTATGCATGGGCTTTAGATGGTACTACACCTTCTACGAGTACCACATCGGCTCCTACTGTATTTTATACATCGTTAGGTGCAAAAACACACAGAGTTGATATAACTAATTCTACGAATAGTAGTATACGACATAATAATACTACGGCAGTTACCGTAGCTATGATAGCACCTGGATTTACATCCGTTGAATATACTCCAAGTAGTGAAACTTTTTCTATATCATTAAATGTATCATCATTAGGAACTGCTAGAAGTGGTACTACAAGAAAGTTTGATATAGAATATAGAGTAAAAGATAGTGGAGGTACTTATGGTAGTTGGACATCTATAACATCAGATAGTACATCAACATCTACTTCTGTATCTATTAGTGGAAAAACAAATACTACACAAGTTGTACAAGCTAAAGCTAGAACACGAAGAACTAATGGTATAACTGAATTTATTTCTTCCTATGCTGAATCAACTGAAGTAACTATTCCACAAAAGGGAATAGTAAATATGAATAACCAAACCAGTTTATTAACAGGTGGAGATAGAAGTTTTGATGGTAGTGTTACAATTGGTGGAGTGGCTGATACGGGGTATAATACACCAACAATAACAGCAGTTACTACGGATGGTACTGTTACCGCTAGTATTAGTAAACCATCTTCTAATATCGTTAGAGTAGTTGTTAATAATCCATGTACAAGTGTAAATGATGGAACTGCTAGCCATGTTATATCTTTAAAAGATGGTAATGGTTATAATCTAACTAAATCTTTTACAACTCAATATAAGATAAATACTACATCAATAAATTTAACTACTACTTGGGGAAATGAAAGATATTATAATGGAGCCGCAAATGCAATCGCAAATAGCTTAGCACAATACTCATTTACATTAAATTCATTTGCTTATAAAGTTGGAGCTGGTTCATATAGTACACTAAATAGTGGAAATATGTCAAGTAGTTATTCACATACTTATACTGCACCCACTTCAGACCAGACTTGGACTTATAGAATTGTTGCTAGTGGGGGAACATATACGACATCGGATACAGCAGAAACTTCTTTGACCGTATATGGATATCCTGGACAATCTTATGGTTATTCGGTTGCAGGTGTTCCATCATCTGGTACATTATCTCAAGTGGGTAGTGTTGTAGCAAGAGTAAGTAGAAGTAGTGGTAATTTCGCAAAAATATCAGTAGATAGTTATTATGTAACTAGACCTACGGGAACAAATGTATCACCTGCTGGTAAATCGGAAGCAAGTATCACCGATTCAGCAACTAGCTTTGATTCAGCTACATTTTCATTATACGATTCGGCAGAATGTGGTAATAATGTAACGGGTATAGCAACTTTAATGGCTTATTTAAAATATGAAATCGATGCATCGAGATATTATTTACATCAACTAATATCTTCAGGTGTATCTGTTTTAAATGAACCACCAAGCCTAACCTCTACATTAATTAGTGGTATTACAAGTGATTATGCAATTAGAGGAAATATTATAACACACGAGATTTCATATTCTTCATATGGTCCTCCAATAGCAGGTTATTACGATTTTAATGGTACATTTTATGATAATTCTGCGTACGCATATCTTTCTCAAAATACAAATCCATCGAGTTTTTCAGGTATAACAGTCAATGATGAAAATTCACCAGAGTCACCTTCAATTGGATATTACCGAATAGCTACCGATGGGACATTTTGTAGAAAGACTAGAAATTTATCATTTGAATACACACCAACTTCAGGCCAGGTAGGTACTAATATAACATTAAATTATTATGCGAGAGAATACCAAATAGATGAAATAGAAATTGATGAAGGTGATGGAAGAGGTGGAAGTCTTTTTACTTATTTATATGATTATTATTTTGATGGAAGTGAAGCAACTTTAACTTCTACAAAAACATATAGCGTTAGAGGAAGAAGATTAGGTACTAGTGGTAATTCTTGGAGTATTACAATTTATGTAAACAAAGGATATAGTGATTTACAATTTGGATTGGGTAGTGGTACATTAACAGGACCAGATGGAGCTATTGATTATTACAATGGAAATTTAGATGCTTTAACATATGTTTATCAAAGATATAATGGAAGTAGTTGGGTAGATATCGCTGGTTCATCTTACGATCCAGGTACATTCGGAACTACTTTAGTTAGAGTTAAATTTACAGATACATGGGGTAATACATTTGAATCAGCTCAGCAAAGTGCAACTACTTCGGATTTAGATTATACATTTAATGTAACTAATGAAGGCGGCCAGCCTACTGTATATGCTTATGTTGGTTCTGGTCAATCTAGTGCACCTGTTATATTAACTCCAGGATTTACCAATAACAGAGCCATATGGTCAACTGGAACAAATATCAGTATTGATAATATGACTGTAAATGATTATGTTATAGTATATGAACATAATGTATCAGGTATGGATGAGAGAGGAACATATTCTAATTTTCCAGGTGCATATACTACCATAGGTGTATCTGTTACAGCAGGTAGTACTCCCACATATGGAATGTTTAGAACATTTACTTATACACTTAGTACTAATCAACAAGTAATAGCAACTAGAGATTATAGTGGAAGTCCTTATGCAAACGCAACTGGCACAGATATATTAGGTATTAAATCATTTCAAATGTTTAATTCTGGAGATAGTTCAGGAAACGCTACTTTATTTGGTACAGGTGGTATTAGTGGTAACTTTAGATTGATGGCATTACTAAGAGCACCATCAGTATATGATGCAACTGCTACATATACATTACATGGACAAAAAGCTTCAAACAATACACAGCAAGGTACAGACTATTATGTAGTGTTAAAGACAAGGGGTGTTCAAAATGTTGTTAATATATTAACTCAAACGGGTTTGTGTGGAGGAATATATGTTGAATATAGAACAGGCCAGCTTGATACTGCCACTACTTTAGAAATACAAGAAAGTACGGATAATTCAACATTTACTAATAATGCTGTATATTCAAGCATCGCATCTAATACTACATATAATGCATTTATAACCGTAACAGGTAATGCTATACGCTATTATAGAGCAAGATTGTTAAATAGTAGTGGTGGTGTAATATCTACTGGAACAACTTATTCATACACAAACTATGCAGCTGGAGCAGCTGGAAATTATAGTTTTTTAAATATACCAGGAGTTTGTACTTCGTTTACATATAGAGTCGATAGACCTTCTGGTGGTAATTCTAATAATAATGCATATTTTGCTATTTCGTGGGCAACTGCTGATGAATATGGAACTGTTGGTGCAGAAATCACATCAGCTACTGGCAAAGCATATAATACGAATCATGTACAAAGTCTTTCTGGATTCCCATGCGATACACCAATACAAGTTACTATAACACCATATTCTGCAACAGGATGCGATGGAACATCTGATACTAGTTTTGAAACTTCACATAAATCAGATGCGATAAATGAATTTTGTGGATGTGCGGGTGGTGGCGGATGTTTGGTATATGGTACTAAAGTTTTAATGTATGATGGTTCTTTAAAAAATGTTGAAGATTTGATTATAGGAGATATTGTTAAAAGTATAGCAATAAGTGGATTAAATCCTAATATAGAATTAAATTGGATAGATTGGTTAACAAATGATTTTCAATATGAAGATGGTTTATCAATAATAATGAGTATTGATGATAATTCATTCTCTCAATATTATGTATTTAATAATTTATTGAAGGCAACATATGAGCATCCTATATTTATAAAAAGAGATAATGTGTGTATGTTTCAAATGGCTGAAAATTTGGTAATAGGTGATTATTTTTTTAATTCTAATAATGAATTTGAAATTATTTCATCAATTGATATAATAGATGAACCAATTCAAACAATTAATATTAATATTGAAGAAAATGATGTCTACTTTGCAGATGGAATTTTAGTACATAACGCAGCACGACCAAAAGACGAAGCTTAAAATGGATATTACAAATATACTTAGCTATAATAATTTAAGAATTTCTATATTAGATATAGCTTCTAATAATTCTATTAGTGGTTGGTCTTTAAATAAAAAGAAATATACTACTGAAAAAATTATATCATGTACTCCAACTAAAGTAGATACATACTATATTGTAAACGGAATAAGATTTCATATAAATGCAGAAGTTTTAATTAAAGTAGATGGTGAAATAAAAAATATGTTTCTTAAAAATTTATACGAAGATTTTGTAAATAATAAAGTTGTATCAATTTTAAATTACAAATTAGAAGATGTATTAATTACCGATTTTATATTTGAAGAAAGAGCTAGTGTTAGAAATAGATGTATGTTTTTAAGTGTAAATGTATATGGAAATACTATTTATCTACCATATTCAGAATATTCCATACTTATAAGAGGAGCATTATTTGTATAAGTTATTTAAATTGTTATGGTACATAAATTGGGAATATGCATTCCATATAGGGATAGAGAAACTCATTTAAAAACTCTAATTCCACATCTTACAAAGTTTCTTAATAAAAAAGATATTAAGCATTCTTTTTATATAGCACATCAAATTGATGATAAGTTATTTAATAGAGGGGCAATGAAAAATATTGCCGCTAAACATGCATTTGAAGATGGGTGTGATTATGTAGCATTTCACGATGTAGATATGTTACCTGAAAATGAAAATTGTGATTATTCATATCCTATCGATTATCCAACCCATATTGCAACAAAACTTTCTAAATACAAATACAAATTGAATTATGAGCAGTACTTTGGTGGGGTTGTATTATTTACAAAAGAGCAAGTAGAAAAAACCAATGGTTACTCAAATGATTATTGGGATTGGGGTATGGAAGATGATGATTTGTTTTGGAGATGTGTATATGAAGATATGACAAATTGTGTAATATTTTCAAAATATACAAATAAAAAATATTTTGCTTTTAATGGGGATGGTTCATATATCCATATAAGGAAAGAATTGGGGTTACATTCGATTTTATCTAATTCTCACACTATTTCTATATTATGTAGTATAGATAATCAACCGGATAAATATAATCATTGGTTGGTAGGGGATGAAGCAAAATCATTTATAGAATATCCTATTTTTAGAAGTAATAACAAAAATGGTTATGGAATTGGATTTAACAATTCTAGAGCAATATGTTCTTCTATTAGAAATTCCAATAATAACTTTAATTATGGATGGATTAAGCGAAACTTTAATGAGTGGACTTGGGTAACCATATCAGTTGATACCAATTCTAATAATATATATTTTTATTGTAATAACAAACTTATAAAAAATACAACCAATGGTACATTAGAAGAAAGTTATTCTAATTATGAAGGTACATTACAAAAAATAGATTCTGACTTTTATATAGGTAAAAATTCAGATAATATTACTGATATGATTGCTCCTTTTCTAAAAGGCAAAGTTGCAGAAATTAAAGTGTGGAATAAATTTTTTAAAAAAGAAGAAATTGAAGATATTATATTAAAAAATAAAGAAACTCCATATTTTGAATTAACAAATGATAATAAAAAATTACATTACAACAATATAGTGGAAGAAAGTGCAACATTTGATGTAATTAATAATATAATACCACATCGAAGAGAAGGGAGATTTCTCTCATTACCCCATACCGATGAAGGGTTTGTTGGTGGTAAATGGGCAAAAGGAGAAACTACTGCACGAAATGAAAAAAGATTTTTCTTAGAAATGAAAGCAAAAAAACTAAATTACAAAGATGATGGTATAGCTCAAATTAAGTATGATTTGGTATCAAAAGAGCAAATAGCAGACAATGCTTGGATGATAAATATAAAACTTTAATTGGAAATTTGAAAAAAATTTCGTATGTTTGACCTAAAAAAAGACTAGTACTTACTAAAAGTACAATAAATAAGATATTTATACACATGAATATAAAAGAAATAGATAAACCTGAAATTAAAAAAGTAGTAGTAGTTTACGCTGGTAGATTTCAACCCTTCCATAAGGGACACTATGCTACTTATCAGAAATTAGTTTCTAAGTTTGGCGCAAATAATGTTTACATTGGAACTTCTAATGATACATCAGGTCCTAAATCCCCATTTGATTTTAATGAAAAGAAAACTATAATGAATAAAATGTTTGGTATTTCTCCAAACAAAATAGTTCAAGTTCGTAATCCATATGCACCTAAAGAAGTTTTAAGTGGTATGGATGGAAAGACTACTGCATATGTTGCGGCAGTTGGTGAAAAAGATGCAACTAGATTAGCAGGTAAATATTTTAAACCATACAAAGGTAAAGCTGGATATGGTTATGATGAAATTGGTTATGTATATCCGGTGCCGGCAGAAGATAACGCTATAAGTGGAACTGATGTTCGTAATTGGTTAAGTAAAGGCGATGATAAAGCTAAACAAAAAGGATTTACGAAAGCATATCCAAAATTTGATAAAGATATATTCAATATGATAACAGGTAAATTAAATGAAGAACTATACAAAGGTTACCCTTCAAAAGAACAAGTAAAAGATATAGAAAGGAAAAATAAAGAATTTAGAAATTCAGCTGATTCAACTTCAGATGATGAATATCTTTATGACCCAATAGCTGAAATATTAGGTAGAGTTGCAGCAGAAGATATATTTGAAGAATTTGTTAAATCATATTTTAAAGAAGAAACTGAAGCTGAAAAAATGGGATTAACCCATTTAGGTGGTGGTTATTATGGAAAAGAAGGACAACCTGCATCACATAAATCAGATAATGGTAAGATTCGTACATTAACTCCTCAAGAGGTTGATGCTGTTAAGAAAAAATCAATGGCTAAAGGTCCTTCAGATGCTCCCGTTAATGAACCCAAGCCATCTCAGCCAGGTCAACCTGTTAACAAAGGGGCAACGGCTCAAGGTAAAGTTGATAAAGCAAAAGAAGAACCTACTGATAAAAAAACAGGTGGCGAAAAGCCAGGAGAACAAGCTCCTCCACCTGAACAAAAATTAAGTGGAGCAGAATTGAAATCCTCCGCAGAAATGAGTGATAAAGATAAAGGCGAACAAAAAGTTAAAGAAACCTTAGATAAGGCTAAAAAAGATTTATCAAAAGAAGATAATGAATCAATTGATAAAGTAAATAACCCTCAATCACAGGAAAGAAAGGGAGCTATTGGTGTACTAAAAAAAGCAGCATCATATATAGGACATGGCATTATGCATACATTGGAGCATAATAAAGAAATGATGGTTGGAACTGGTAGAGCTATAAAATCATTAGCAACTACCGGAAAAATGGGAAGTATTAAAGATAAAGATGGTAATAATGTTCATTGGGATAGATACACCGAAGTAGGTGAAAAAGATTTTTTTGGAAATGAGCAACCAAAGATGAAAGAAGTTCCTGTTTATAAAACAGATAGTCATGGACATGCTATTAAAGATAAAGATGGGAACAAAATACAAGATACAAATTTATTAGGAAAATTAAAAACAAAAAAAGAACCTGTATATAGAGAAGGATTATCAGCAGAAGAAAAAGAATTAGCAGAAAAGTCTTGGAAAGAGAGTCAAAGACAAAAAAATGGTGTTAAAACTCTTGCAAAAACCACTGCATTAATTATGGGTTCAATTGCAGTTACGGGTGGTTTAATGGGTGGTGGAGCAGCTGCTATGAAAGGAGCTGGTGCTAGTGGTATCTTAAAAGGTGCCGGAGCAAAAATAGCAGCTAAATTTGGCGGAGGCCATTTGGGTTCATATGTAATGAAAGATATTATAAAACACTCTGCGGCAGAAGCCTTAGGAGCTAATGCAATTCAAGCATCTGGCGTAGGTATTGCATTAGGAGCTGCTGGTATATTTGAAAATAAAGATGGCGAAGAGGGGTTTGATACTAAAAAATTCGTACCAAACTTTATGGAAAAAACATTAGAAATAATGCAAAACTATAAACTTTCAGATGAGCAATTAATAGAAACACTTAATCAGTATAAAAAAGAAGGAACTAAAAATCAATCTATGGCTAACGCTTCAGATTTGATGAAAGAAGATATTTCAGAATCAAAGCAACAATCTATTCAACATTTTGTAGAATTTGCAACTAAACGATTAAAATTAAAAGAAACACCAAATATTACATTAGTTGGTGGTAGAGAATTTGCTGAAGTAAAAACATCATTGGGTGGATATAATCCAGATGATAAATCAATATATGTAGCAACCGAAGGTAGATTAACTGCTGATATTTTAAGAACACTTGCACATGAAATGGCTCATAGAAAGCAAGATGAGATGGGATTAGTTACAAATGCAGAAACCGATGGCGCAGATGGTTCTCCAATAGAAAATAAAGCACATGCAGTAGCTGGAATCCTAATGAGAGAGTATGGTAGAATCAACAAACAAATCTATAATGAAGATATTAATGTAGATGTTGATAAGGGTGATACTGTTTTAATGGGTAAGTTTAAAAATAAAAAAACTACCGTTAAAGATATTGGAACTGATGACCATGGGATGCCAACAATTAATGGTAAGAAAGCAACTACATTCAGAATTCCAAGAGGAGAAGAAGAAAAATCAAATCCACAATCAGTATTTAATGAAGTAGGCCCAAATGATTGGCACTTCAAAGCAATTATGAAAATGTGGGATACTGCTAATTCATTTAGTAGAAAAAAGATTGGAGTAGTGGTATGTAATAATCCTAAAGCTGATAGAAATGATGTAGCTAGAACATTAAGAAACTACGGATATAAAGAAGTAACCCATGTTACCGATAAGTTGGGATTGGAAGAAAAAAAAAACCTAAATGAATTAACACAAGGTTTATTCGCAGGTAAGGTTAAAATAGGTGGACAACCGGTTGAAATTGAAGTAGAATTATTAGGAGCAGATAATAAAACAAAAGAATTCATAACAAAAATAATTCACATTGATAAGAAATATCAAAGTAAATTACCTATTGGTTCGGAATTTAAAATACCAGCAAGAATATTCAGAATGCCAGGCGGTGGTTGGCATAAAATCAAATCATCTGCATTTAAAGAATCCCTAAACGAAGGTGGAGCATACGGACACATGTCACATCCATTTGATGATATGGATTTAACTTTTGGTGATTTGAAAAAGATTATCAAAGGAGCATTGACAGGTAATTTAGAATTGACAAGAGAAAAAACCGATGGACAAGCCCTAGCAATAAGTTGGAAGAATGGTAGATTAATTGCCGCAAGAAACAAATCACATTTACAAAACGCCGGAGTAGGGGCAATGGGTATTGAAGATGTAGCATCAAAGTTTGGTGGAAGAGGTGGATTAACCGATGCTTACAACTTTGCTATGAGAGATTTAACTGCGGCAATTAGTGGATTATCTGAAGCACAAAGAAAAAAGATATTTGATGAAGGCAAGTGTTTTATGAATTTGGAAGTAATATGGCCAACTTCGGTAAATGTAATTCCTTATGGACAGGCTTTATTAGTATTCCATAACACAACTTGTTATGATGAAAAAGGTTCTGCGATTGGTGCAAATCAGGGAGCAGCAACTATGTTAGCAGGAATGATTAAGCAAGTGAACGCTGATGTTCAATCAAAGTATACAATACAAGGTCCACCTGTAACAGAACTACCTAAAAAAGAGGAGTTAAGTTCAAAACAAACAAAGTACCTTACTCAATTGCAAAAGATACAATTTCAGTTCCAATTATCCGATAAAGATGGTGTATCTGAATATCATCAAGCTTGGTGGGAAGATTTTGTAAATAAATCAAAAGTTAAATTACAAAAATTAGAAAAGGAAGCATTAGTAAGAAGATGGGCATTTGGTGATAAATCATTCCGTTTAAATACTATTGCTGATAAAGATGCTCAAAGTTGGGCAATCGAAAATGATAAAGTAAATGTAGCTAAACAACAAAAAGATAATGTTAGACAATTTGAAGAAATATTTTTGGGTGTTGGGGCAGATGTTCTTTCATTTATGGGTTCAGTATTAACTGTAAATCCAGATGCAGCTGTTCGTAATATGAAAGATAGATTAAAATCAACTGCTGAAAAAGTAAGAGGTAGTGGTGATGTATCTAAAATAGCTAAATTAAAAATGGAATTAAGTAGATTAGCTAGTATTGGTGGTAAAGATAAAATAGTACCAAACGAAGGTATTGTATTTGTTTATAAAGGTAATACATATAAACTAACAGGTACATTCGCACCACTAAATCAGATATTAGGTATATTTTACGAATAAAATTATATATATATACATATATAAAAGGTTATTAACAATATAGAATTATGACAAAAAGAAAAAGTTTTGATGAAAAATCAAAGGGGATGCACAAATCTCGTAAACTAATTATAGATACGGTATTTGGTAGAACTGATAATAATCAAAGGGTTCATGGTTACGAAGCAGATACAGAACAAAAGAGAGAAGTTGGCGAAGTGTGGACTGATAAAGATGGTAAAGAGTGGGAGCAAAAAGAAGGATTTAAAATCAACCGTTCTAAAATGGATGATGTTAGAGAATATCTTTCTAAATTAAACACTTGTTCAGCTGAAAATTGCGAAACTATACAATATGGTAACGCAGATAAAAAATTAATTCGTAAAACAGGATTATGTACATCTTGCTTAGCTAAATTAGAAAGTGAGTTAAGAATAGATGGAACATTTCCATTTTATGAAGATTATAAAATAAGTAGAAATCAACTAGCATATGTTAGAGATTTAAAAATGAGATTTGAAGATGCTTTAGCAGGAGTTACTAAACAATTTGAATTTGTTAATGAAGATGGTAGCATGAGTAATTGGCAATGGGATATTGATTTAGAGAAAGTTAAAGAAGATTTACAAAAAGATATTGATGGAGCTGCCGATGCAATAGAAGCACTATTGGAAAGGAAAGAAGCATTAGAAAATAAGTTACGAGAATTAAATCACTCAGAATTAATAAAAAACTAAATTATGAAAAAATTCTTAAACATTAAGAACATAGCAATTGCAGTATTAATCGCAATTGTTTTATTAGAATGGTTCAACCCAGGTGGAGTTATGCCAGGTAAAAAGGTAATTATAGCTGGTAAGGCGTATGAAGTTATCAAACACGAAATCGATACTGTTGATATTGTAAAGACTAAAGTAGTAACTAAGAAAGGTGAAGATATCTACCATGAAACAATTGTAGAGAAGGAAGTACTTATTCCAGCAATCATTGATACAGCTGCATTATTAAAAGATTACTATTCAAAAGTATTATACAAAGATGTATTAGTATTGCCTGATTCATTAGGAACTGTGTCTGTAATTGATACAATCTCACAAAACAAAATCTTAGGTAGAACTTTCAACGCAAGTGTTAAACAAAGAACTATCAAAGAAACTACAATTGTTAAAGAATTACCTAAGACTAAATTATTCTACGGATTCGAAGGTGGATTTAATAAAGCAGATGTTGTATCTCATGTTGGAATGGGAATTTTATTAAATACTAAAAAAGATAGAATATACAATTTAGGAATTGGTGTTGCAAATAGAGTAGTAGATGGAACAAATGGTGGATTGACTCCTTATATTAATGGTGGAGTATATTGGAAGATTAGAGTGAAGAAATAATTCAATATGATTCAAAATCAGCCAAAAAAGAATCTAAAAGATATCATTGCTGAAGAATATCGTAAGTCTGCAAACGACCCGATATACTTTATGAAAAAATATTGTGTCATCCAACATCCAACAAGAGGTAAGATACCATTTCATTTGTATCAATTTCAGGAAAATTGTTTAGATGATTTCAAAGATAATAGGTTCAATATAATTTTAAAATCCCGCCAGTTAGGTTTATCAACTCTATCGGCGGGCTTTATTCTTTGGAAGATGTTATTTAATCAGGACTATAATGCGTTGGTTATTGCAACTAAAGTAACTGTTGCAAAAAACTTAGTAGAAAAAGTAAGGGTTATGCACGATTTACTTCCTATTTGGTTAAGAGATGGTGGTAGTAGTTCAGTAGAAGATAATAAACTATCACTTAAATTAAAAAATGGTTCACAAGTAAAAGCAATCGCATCTTCTCCAGATGCAGGTCGTTCTGAAGCCTTATCACTATTAGTAGTAGATGAGGCGGCATTCATTAGAGATATTGATGAAATTTGGTTATCCGCACAATCAACCCTATCAACGGGTGGTTCGGCAATCGTATTATCTACACCAAATGGTATTGGTAATTGGTTTCATAAAATGTGGGTAGATGGAGAAAGTGGTGCAAATGGTTTTAATTGTATTAACTTACATTGGACTGTACACCCTGAAAGAAATCAACAATGGAGAGATGAACAAACAAGAATTTTAGGAATTAAAGGAGCAGCACAGGAATGTGATTGTGACTTTGTTGGGTCTGGTGATACTGTAATCGACCCGGCATTATTGACTTGGTATAAAGATACCTATGTTATGGAGCCAATAGAAAAAGCTGGGTTTGATGGGAATCTTTGGAAATGGGAATATCCAAATTACAATAAGTCATATATGGTTGTAGCCGATGTGGCGCGAGGTGATGGAGCCGATTATTCTACTGCCCAAGTATTAGATATTGAAGATTGTACCCAAGTAGCTGAATATAGAGGGAGATTGGATACAAAGGATTTTGGAAACTTCTTAGTAAGTTTAGCAACTGATTATAATAATGCATTACTTATTATAGAAAATGCCAATGTAGGTTGGTCAGCAATTCAACAAGTAATTAATAGAGCATATCCTAATTTATTTTATATGAGTAAGGATTTACAATATATTGATACTGAAAAACAAATGAGTAATAGGTATTACAGAGATGAAAGAAATATGGTTGCTGGGTTTTCTACAACATCAAAAACCCGTCCTCTTATCATATCTACATTGGATACCTATATGAGAGAAAAAGATATTCTCATTCGTTCTAGCAGATTGATTGATGAAATGTTTACTTTTATTTGGAGTTCTGGTAGAGCTGAAGCTATGAAAAGTTACAATGATGACTTGATTATGGCATTGGGAATTGGACTATGGGTTCGTAACACAGCGCTTAGATTGAAGCAAGAAGGGATTGATTTAACCAAAGCAATGTTGAATTCATCTACGGTTAAATCATATGAAGAGGGGGTTTATACTAGCAATTGGCAAAAGGATAATCCATATGAAATGAAAATAGGTAATGGGGAAGTAGAAAATTTGAAGTGGTTGCTTGGATAATCTATATTTATATGTTGAAACTCTTATAGATGAACGAAGATTTAGATAAATGGTTTAAAGAAAAGTGGGTAAACATCGGCAAAAAAGTTGATGGTAAACATCCACCATGTGGAACTTCGGGAGAAAAGAAAGGTTATGCTAAATGTGTTCCTGCGGCAAAAGCAGCTGGGATGAGTAAAAAAGAAAAAGAAAGTGCAACTCGTAGAAAGAGAGATGCACAAAATGATGCAGGAAGAGGTGGTAAGGATAGTAAGGGACAGGGTAAAACGCCCATATATGTTTCTACTAAACCTAAAAATGAAGAGTGGAGTGATAAATATAAAAGTAGTATAGATTGCAATAATCCAAAAGGTTTCTCTCAAAAAGCACATTGTGCAGGAAAGAAAAAAAATGAAGATATGAATATAGAAGAAAAACTAAATTTATTTTTAGAAAAGAATTGTCCAACTGACCCGGCAAAGTGGTCGGCATCTAAATCCGCAGCAAAATCTAAATTTGATGTTTATCCATCTGCATATGCAAATGGATGGGCTGCAAAGAACTATAAATCAAAAGGTGGTGGTTGGAAAACTTGCAATGAGGGAGAAGCTAACGCATTATGTGAAGATTGTTGGGATGGATATAAGCAAGTAGGAATGAAGGATAAAGGTGGAAAGCAAGTTCCAAATTGTGTTCCCGTAAGTGAAGATATCGATTCAGATGATGATGTAAACTATGGTTTAGTTGAACCAGAAGAATATGATGTTGAAGATGAGGATATGGAAGATTTCATTTCTTTTATGAGAGCATATTCTAAAGATTTAAGTGAAGCAAATTGTAATTGTGTTTATGAAGCAGAATATCAGGGTAGAAATGTTCAGTTAGGTAAACCAATGCAAGGTGATGTTAAAAAGTTCAAAGTTTATGTAAAAAATCCAGCAGGTAATGTTGTTAAAGTAAACTTTGGTCAAAAAGGAATGAAAATCAGAAAATCAAATCCTGCAGCTAGAAAATCATTTAGAGCAAGAATGAATTGTGATAATCCAGGACCAAGACATAAAGCAAATTATTGGTCTTGCAGAAAGTGGTAAAATTTGGTAATTTCAAAAATTTTACTTATCTTTATAAATTAATATAAAATAAAAATGGCAGATAAATCAATATTCGGTAGGTTACAAAAATTATTTTCAACAAACACCATTGTTCGTAAAACAAAAAAAGGTGTTAGAGTCATTGATACGGATGAATACCAATCAATGTCAACTAACCTTGTTGACCGTTTTATGAAAATGAAAACGCCGGCATATAGTACTGGAATGCTTGAATCTGCAATGTCTTATCAACAAGTAAGAGCAGATTTATTCAGAGATTATGATTCAATGGATAACGACCCTATCTTATCTTCTGCTTTAAATATTTTTGCTGATGAATCAACTCCAAAGAATGAACATGGTGATGTATTAAGAATCAATTGTTCAAATGAAAATATTAAAAGTATTCTTCATAACTTATTCTATGATATAATGAACATAGAATTTAACTTATGGCCTTGGGGTAGAAACTTAGTAAAATATGGTGATTTCTTTTTACAATTAGAAATTGCTCCAGAATTAGGTATTATAAATATAGTACCAATGTCAGTATATGAAGTTAGTAGAGTTGAAGGATTTGATATGGAAAATCCACAAAGAGTAAAATTTGTTTACTCACCATATACTAACCCATATGGAAGTACACAAGCTTCAAACAAAAAAGAATACGAAAATTACGAAGTAGCTCATTTCCGTTTATATTCGGATGCAAACTTCTTACCATATGGTAAATCAATGTTAGAAGGAGCTAGAAGAGTTTGGAAACAATTAACTCTTATGGAAGATGCGATGTTAATCCATCGTATTATGAGAGCACCTGAAAAAAGAATATTTAAAATTGATGTAGGTAATATTCCACCAAATGAGGTAGATAATTACATGCAAAAAATTATAAACGCAAGTAAAAAGACTCCATTTGTTGATGCAGCAACTGGCGATTACAATTTGAAATATAATATGCAAAACCTTATTGAAGATTATTATATGCCAGTGCGTGGTAATGATAATGGTACTTCAATTGATACTTTAAAAGGCTTAGAATATAATATGGTGGATGACCTTAACTATTTAAAAAATAAGTTAATGGCAGCATTACATATTCCAAAAGCATATTTAGGATACGAAGAAGATATTAGTGGTAAGGCAACTCTTGCATCACAAGATGTTCGTTTTGCAAAAACAATAGAAAGAATTCAAAAAGTATTGGTATCTGAATTAACTAAGATAGCAATTGTACACTTATATGCACAAGGATTAGATGATGCAAATGATTTAGATTTTTCATTAGAATTAACAATTCCATCTAAAATTTATGAGCAAGAAAAGGTTGAATTATATACTTCAAAGGTAGCATTGATTCAACAAATGCAACAAACTAAAATGTTTTCTAAAAAATGGATGTATGATACAGTAATGGATATGACTCCTGAAGAGCAGGATGAATTAACATTAGATGTGTTAGATGATACTAAACAACAATTCCGTTTAACTTCTATTGAAACACAGGGTGTTGACCCTGCTAAACCAACCGGTGTAGAAGGAGAACCAACAAATGTTGAAGAAGAGTTGGATAGATTGAACACCGAATTGGAAACCGAAGGAGATGTTGGTAGACCAAAAGACCCGGTTAGATATGGTAAAGATGACCATCCATTAGGAAGAGACCCATTCGGCCAAAAATCTAATAAACAAAAAGAAGGTTCTGTCAAATATAAACCAAGGGAGAATTACAAAGAAATTTTTAAGGATATGATGGGAAATAAAAAGACTATTTTGACAGAAGATTCTAAATAAATTAATTAAAGTAATATAAAAATATATTTATATCAGAAAATTGTAGCAATTAATGAAAACTATTAAACACTCAAAGTTTAAAAATACAGGATTTATTTTTGAATTATTGGTTAGACAAGTGACCTCAGAAATCATGTCTGGCAAAATAAATTCTATCGCAGAAAAGATATTAAAAGAGCATTTTAATTCAAAAAAGGAATTATCCAAAGAATTAAAATTATATCAATATCTTATTAATGAAAAATATAATTCAGAAAGTAAAGCTGAGAAATTCATTGATACAATATGCGAAGCTCGTAAAAGATTAGACGAGAAAAAACTTACAAAGGAGAAATACATTCTTATTAAAGAAATTAAAGAAACTTATGGTTTAGATGAGTTTATTAAATCTCCTATTTCAAATTATAAAACATTAGCATCTATTTATAAAATATTTGAAGTAACTACATCAGAGGAACAATACGAACCAACTGATATAGTTTCATCTCGTTTTACTATTGCTGAAAATATTATTAATTCTTCGATTCAAAACAAAGATGTTAAAATCAAAGATGCTATAATGGAGCAATATAAAAAGCAAGATGATGATTTAAGAGCAATATCTTATAAATTATTAATAGAGAATTTCAATAAAAAATATAAAAATTTATCTTCGCAACAAAAAGGATTATTGAAGGAATATATCAATAATATGAATAATACTGGCAAATTAAAAGAATATGTATCAGTAGAAGTTCATACAATCGTTGAGGGATTAAAAGAAGTTGGTTCTAAAATTTCTGATAAAGTTACAAAAATTAAATTAGCAGAAACGATTTCAAACTTAAAGAAAGTTAAATCAGCTAAAGCTATTAAGGAATCGCATTTATCAGCTATGATGATGTCATACGAACTTTTAAAAGAATTAAAAGATGCCAGCACAAAGTAAAGCACAGCAAAGATTTATGGGAATGGTTCATGCAACTCAAAAGGGTGATATGGATTCTCCATCTCCAGAAGTTTCAAAAGCTGCAGACTCGATGAGTGATAAAGATGCTAAAGATTTTGCATCAACATCTCATAAAGGATTGCCTGATAAAATAAAGGAATTAATTATTAGAGAAGCTAGAGGTGTTAAAACTATTACAAAAGAATATGGAGAAGTTGTAGACCAAATTCAAAAACATTTGGATTTATACAAACAAACAAAAGGAACTCCTGCTGAAAAGCAACACATCCAACACTTAAAGCAACTTAATAATAAGAAGAAAGCATTAGCAAACGAATTAGACCAAAAGGTTAGTGGTTTGTATAAAGATGCTGAATTGAAGGTGGATGAAATGAACACTACTGCAAATGTGCAAGGATACGATTCCCCAAACGCATTTACTAAAAGAGGTGATGAAAAAACAAACGCTAAGAAACAAGCAGATTTAAGTGGATATAGTGTGGTTAAAGAAAATCGTTGGGTTACATTAAAAAAAGAAGATGGAACTGCAAATGCAAAAATAGGTAAAGGTATATCTAATATCAATAAGCAATTGGCAGAAATGGAAAGATTTCTTAGTTGGTATGGTAGATTAAAACAAGAAAATGGTGTTTCAAATGAATCTTTTTGGAAAAGAACAAATAGTAATATTTATAAGATAAAGGAGCGACTCATTAAATTAGAACAACACATTCGCAAAATAGCAGAATAAATGAAAATATCTCAATTAAAAGAACTTGTTAGACAAGTAGTTAAAGAAGAAAACGATTATCAGCAATTATTTAAACATATGTTAGATAAGACTGGTAAGGAT